CAATGCAGTCCCGGCCACCTCTGCTTTCAGGGACTTTTCGCCCAAAGTTTCAACGGCTGCAATAGCCACCGAGGATGAAACCCCAAAAGCACTTGCGGCGGATCCAAACTTCTCCAAGGACGCTACCACGTCGGGAATCTCCGTAGCCCCTGCCTGTGACGCGATGGCCAACTGATTAACCACCGCTGCGGCTTCACTTGCTGGAAGGCTGAATTGGTTCAAAGCAGTAGTCAAGGCCGTGGCCGCTTCGGGGACTTTGAGCCCGGACGCATCAGCCAAAAGAATAGCGGCCTCTGTTACTTGGGAAAGTGCCTGTGCATCTGCTAGGAGCTCAGGTTTGGCCGAGCCAATCAACTTAAAAGCCTGAACAACCTTGGGGGCCCCACCCTCGACTGTTTCAGACAATCGCAAGGCTTCATCCCCCAAGAACTGCAAGTCTTTCCCGGATGCCCCGGTGATCGATGCCAGTTCGGAAATAGAGGACGTGAACTCTTTCCCGGTGCTGACAATCGATTTGATTGCCGCCCCGGTTTGTTGGATGACAGCCCCAACCGAGAAAGCAGACAACAAAGATGCACCTACCTGCTTGAATTGGGAGGTGATGTTTTGTCCAATGGTGGGGTAGTTACCGACATTCCTTTGGAATCTACCACTTGCACCTTCTGCGGCCTTCAATTGGCCTGTAAGCTCGTTGGACTCCCGAGCCATTTGGGCAAAAGCGGGATTCACCTCCCCATCGATGAGAACTGGGGTACGGTCCAGCTCCGCATTCAGGCTTTTCAACTGCACCCGCATTGCGGCGATTGATCCGGCTACGAGGTCCTGCGATTGTGTTTGCCCCTTGAAATCGTTTTGCTGGCGTTTGAGTTTGGTTTGTACCTCGTTGTACTGGCCGAGCAATGTTTCATAAGCAGGGTTGACTTTCCCATCAATGGTCTGGGCGGTCAATTCCAACTGCTTGCGCAGGTCTGCAAGTTGCTTTTTGGACTCAGCGACCGAACCCGGATCAGGCACGATCCTTGGGGTAGGTGATTTACGGGGAGACTGCGAGGATGTATCGGGAAGCTTGGCGGCATCGTCTGCAATCCCTGACAGTTCAACCTTAGCGGCCTTTGATGTTTCCATTAAGGAAACAAGGCTTTGGTTCAAGGTATCAATTTGGGCGGTCAGCGCCTTGAATTGATCCGAATTAGACCCAATGCCTGATAGTTCCTTTTGAAGTGCCTTGATTGTTTTGATAAGCACTTTGGCCTCATCGTCTGCCTCAGTGAGGCCGATGACCTGGATTCGTGTGGTGAAAGTGGCCATGGTTTATTTGCCCTCCCCTTGCGTCAATTCAATGGCCTTCCTGCCCGCCAAGACTAGCGTGGCGACCTGCACTGCGTGGCGTTGGCACTGCATAATGGTGAGCATGTCCAGCGATAACATTTCCGTTTCGTTCATGGGTTGCCCTTGCGCGTCCCGAATCACGCCTTGGACAAACTTCCTAGGCGTGTCGAGCAGATCATTGGAAATCAAAAGCACGACTTTCCAAGCTTTCCCCGCGTGCCCGAACTGAGTGATAGGCTCAACTGTTGGGACTTCAAGCCTAGATTTGATCAACGCATCAAGGGCTTCAACATCCTCCGGAGAGGCTTCCCACATGTCCTCTACTGGGCATTTCAACCAAAAGGCTACCTCCCTGCGGGTTTGGTCGATTCTCTTTGTGAAGCGTTTGAGGAAACCTTTGTGCTCCAGTTTTTGCAGTTGTTCAAACTGGCCTAGGGTGACATCCTGCCACCCGTCAATCAGTGGATAGAGTTGGTCGTTGATTGTGATGATATTGGGAATTGTGCCTTCCATGGGGATCGTAGTTTCTTTGCCCAATAACGCCTAAGAGGCCCAAGGATAAAGCGAAAGAAGGTCATGGACTGGAACTGCACCCACATCGTTTCCCACTGCTGCAACTCCTCCAAGGATGCTATGGCGTGGTCGTTCAGATTATTTGCATGGGCAATCGCTTCCAAAGCGTCCGAGCCTTGCAACAGTACGCAATCCCTCACAGGCTGCAATGCTTCCATTAATTCCTGACATAGGGCAATTACTTCGGGGTCGTTCTGCATTTCCACACTCATACGCCGATAACGCAGAGGGTAAAGAGGAAGTTTGCAGGAATGAAAAGCAGGGGCTATCATTGTGCCATGATCCAAGAATTACAAATCATCACCTTGGCGGTCGGTTTGCTGGCGACGACTGCCTGTTTTCTTTTCTGCGCGGTGCAATCTGTGCGGATGCTGGCGAAAATTGGAGCACCTAAAGCTAAATCAGTATGATGCAGTACATATTTGCAGGCAAACGCCTCGACAATGGAGACGTTGTTACAGGCAACCTTTGCCAATTGAAAGACGGCATTTTCATTATGCCCCAAGATGGGTACGGTGATTACCCACTAGACTATCATCAGCAAGGCATGGGATGCGGTTTGGAAGACCGTGGTATCCATGACCGCTACGAGGCCATGCGCCACGGTTGGGACTGTGGAGTTGAGCAGTTGACCGAAATCACACCGCCACTGATTGCTGTTGATCCTGTCACAGTGGTACGCATCCTTGGCATGGACTCAGAACCCGCGCCCGGGGTAGAATTGGATTGGCGAACTATTGAGCCGTTACGTAGATGGGAGGCCGACTATAATAACACGCTTTGCGCTGTTATTGATCGATGGGAATATGGGTACGTTTCAAGCGTTTTTGCAAATGGCAACAACACCCAAGACATCAAAGAATCTGCCCCAGTATCTCGCAATTGGGACGAAGCCTGCGCATGGTGCGAGGCTCAAATTATTAAAATTGTAACCCAGTCACCAAAGCCATGAGCACAGAACTGAAAGACCGCCTGACGCGCATCATAGCAATGTGCGAAGGCAACTCGGGTGTTTGCAATGACATCCGCTTTGAAGCATCTATGGCTTTACAGGCTGTGGATTCGCAAAGCGTGGCAGTCATTGCCCCAGCAATTGAGTGGGGAGATTGGAAGGAAATTGAAAACGACTTTTACAAACCATCAAACAAGGGTTATACTTTGGTGAGAAGGTTTGCAAGCGATGTGATTCGGGTCCATTTGGTGGGCAGAAACAGCATTGACGGAAGCGAGGAGGAGCTTATGGCCGCTTGCCAAGCCCACTTACAATCGCAAGTGGACAAAGCCCTTGAAGGCTGCAACGTGCGCGACTTCATGCCGCTTTTGGAGAAGATCAAACAGGAACAGGCGGACGCTGAGAAGTACTACGATGAAAACAGTGATGACCTACACAAGCGACTTGCCGCTAGCTCCGTATTCAGAACTAAGGTCACTAGGTTCATCAAGGAATGGGAGGAAGCGCAACCATGAGCACCATTCCAAACCGCTACTCCCAACTATTCAACCTTTCAAACCGCTTGATGGGTGCCGTAGAACAATGGGCGGAAACCCACGATGCGCAAAACGATTCTTACCACAGAGCCAAGAACCTTTGGGAGCGAATCACTACCAAATGCTACTCCAATTCAGATTTATGTCTTCGCTGCGTGCAGTACCTTCAATCGCCATCTACGGTAGTGTTGAAGGAACTATTGGCGGTCACTGACTACAACGATGAATCCCTTTGCGACGTGAATGCCATGTCGCTACTTGACACCTGCTCAATCAAAATCCAACAATGAAAACACTCCCCAATTTTCGCCAAATTCAAAAGCAGCACATGAACCGCATAGCAGGGCTTGTCCTTTGCTCAGTGCTGTTTATCGCCCTGTCCTTCGTAGTCGCCGTAATCTATGCAATGCAGGGCGTAAACGAATTGATCATTGCGGTTGTTGCAATGATTTCCGCCATGGCCGGGACGTGGTGGTCAATGACCCGCTTATCGGCCAAATGCGATTTGCATTTTTCCCGGATGGCTTCGTTGATCCGCTTCATGGAAGGCAAGTATGCAGATACCCCAATGGGTGCGCGAATTCGGATTGCTGACCGTGAATTACTGGAAGAGTGGAAAGGCTTTGAAGAGTGGCGAATCCTCAAACTTCAAAACCAAGCAAACCAAAAGCCTATATCCTGACTAGCCCCATTTGAATCAGGGTATCCTTCGCAGGGTCAAAGCCTGAGCCTAGGGAATAGATAGTATAGGCGATCCCTTCTACAATCACAGGCCGCGAAATGTCAAGCTGTGCAAAGTCCTTCAAGGAAATAGACACTACCACAGTGACCAACTCCGAGGATTGACGATGCGCGAAAAGTTTCGCCCAGTAGCGGTATAGGCCGAGGGAACTTTCGTAATTCACCATCGATCCCCGGTCGTGCAGGATGGCCGTACCGTCTTGGTCATTCCACTGCAAACCGTATCCATCTACTTCTGAAAAAGCAAACCGAGCTGCGGGGTATTCGGATTTGGATACGCCGGCATAGAAAAACCTCCCCGGCTGCATACCTATCCACCTGAGCAAACGAGGCGCAAAGCCGTACTCCCATTCGATTTCTGATTGAATTCCTAGCGTGGCCTCCGTAGCCATGCAGGGAGCAATCAGCACATCGTTGCTCACGGTGATGTTGTTGCGGGCTATGAACTTGCGGTCGATGGTTGCGCTAAAGGGAGACAGCGAGATCGTTTCGGTTTGGGAACTGTAATTGATTGATTTGGCGGTTTCTGTTTTCCCGTACTTGCCCTGCCCGTGGCGTTGCAAGAGCAAATCCGAGGGATCAAGCGCCCATTCAAAGTTGGTGACTTTGGCAAACGGGACAGGCTTGTTTTCCGAGGGAAGCAAGGACGAATCCAGCACTAACCCAGTTTGGAAGGGCTTATAAAACTGATTGTAACTTTCAATCCTGATCAGGCCGTTCTCAACCTGCCAATGGAGATTAAATGCCCGGATCATGACTTGGAACAAATCAATTTGAAGCATGTCCGGCAACACTGCCGTTGCTGCGAGTCTTTCCGGCAAAGTGACTTCCTGGAATGAAATGAGGCCGCAAATGAGGCCAACGCAGAGCTTGCGGAGATCGAAGCAGCAGCAGCAGCCGACCGTGAAGCAAAAGCCAAGGAAGCGGCTGCAAAGGCCAAAGAAAGGGCCGCGAAGGAAAAGGCACTACGGGAAAAGATCGCCGCCGACATCGAGGCCAACTATGCCAAGCTTGGGGAATTGCAAAACCAACTCTCGGCATCGAATGCAGAACGGATTACCAACGATACCCAGCGGGCTATCGCTGAGGAGCAAATTCGGTACGCGGGAAGATTACAAGCCATCCTTGATGGTTCAGCTGCCATACTAGCCCAAGAGAATGCCACAGAGGCGCAGCGGTTGCAAGCCCAGCAGATTGCGGACAAACTGATTGAGAACGAAGCGGCCAAGCATGACGCGCTGTTACTGGACATCCAAACAACAGCCGACGCAAAGGCCCTCAAGGAGCAGCAAGATGCACAAGCCCAGCGCCTGGGAATCCAAGCCGATGTCCTGAGCACAGAACTTTCCACAATCGACACCCAAATTGAACTCGCTGGAAAGTCCCTCGAAAAGAAAAAAGAACTGTTTGACCAAGAAAAGGTGTTGCGGCTCCAACTTCTTGCGGTCGAGGAAACGATTGCCCTTCAAGGTTTGACCACAGAGGAAGAAGCATTAGGCAAACGTGAAGCACTGATCGAAGACTTCGCCGCCAAGCGCCTGCAAGTGGTCAAGGATTCAGACGATGAACTCTTGGCGCTCCAAAAAGAAAAGGGCTCGGTGTTGTCGCAGGTACTCGGGGTATCCGATGAAGAGATTGCCCAATACAAGGCCGTGTTTGAGGATATCGCAGCCTTTGCTTTGGAAAACATCAATCAGGGGTTTGAAGCCCGCAAAAAGCTGATCGATGAAGCTCTCAAACAGACTGATGAAAGAATCGCCAACACTTCAAAGCTCATCGAGGAACAAGCAGCCAAGATTGAGGACTTGGAAGCCCAGCTAGCCACCGCAACGGGTGATCGCAGACAAAGACTCATCCAACAGATTGAACGCGCTAGGGAGGCTGAAAAAGCCCTTGCTGCAACACAAGCCGCCGGGGAAAAGCGCAAGCAGGACCTACTTGAGGAAACAGCCGCCATTGAGGCCAAGCAAGCGAAAATCCGCAAAGCCCAAGCAATGGCTCAAGTCGTGGTCAATACTGCCGTGGGTATCTCGCGGGCGATTGCCGACGTGCCAAAGGTGGACTTTGGGGTATCGACCGGAATTTTGATCGCATTGTACGCAGCCCTTGGAGCCGCACAGCTAGCCGCCATTGCTGCCCAGAAGTTTGCAAAGGGTGGTTTATTGAACGAAGGGGGGATATTGCAGGGCCCAAGCCACGCCCAAGGAGGAATACCCATTGCAATTCCTTCACAGGGGCGCATGGTTGAAGCCGAAGGACGAGAAGCAATAATCAACGCCTTGGCTACTGATCGCAACGCAGATGCGCTCATGGCCATCAATGCTGACCGGGGAAGAACCAAATTTGATTTGTTGCCACGCAGGGGGTTCTTTGCTGATGGTGGGATGGTTTCCCCAGTGAACACCCAAGCGATCTTGAATTCCTTGGAGTCCAACAAGGCTGTTGCTCTGCTTGCCCAGTTGGTCGAATCCAACAGCGTGATTGCTGCCAAGAACTTCTCCCCCGTACTGGACACCAAACAACTCACCGACACGCAACGGCTACAAGGCGAGATTGCAAAGGTCACACAAGCCGGCTAGAAAACGAAAAGGCCGTCCTGATCAGGGACGGCCTTGGAGCCTTGCGCAGGGCTCAATTATTTGCGTTGCACAAATGTACGCAATCCCTGATCGTTTTGCAATTGCTTGCGCCACCCTCCTGTTTGGTAGGCTCTTGTGGTCTGCATTACGATTGCCCTGCTCTGCCAAGACTGGGATTTAATGGGGAATACTCGGGCAAAGTGCGCCAAGAACCGCGCCCTGTTTTCTTGGGCTTCTTTCAGCTTGTCGGTTTCATTTTCCATTGCCAAATTCCTTTTTAAGTTGATTTTCAAATTCGGTGTAAAGTTCCTCGACAATCAACTCGGAAGCCGTTTCTAGACTCCCCTCAATTGTCCCGGTCAAAAAGTCCCGCCCTCTAATGCCTGTCAGGTAGATTGAATTCTGAATTGCAAAAGCTAAACGGATGTCGGGCAGGTCTGATTGGATTCGTTTGTCTTTGATCCACTGGAGCAATGCCTCAATGGGCACTTTTTTCGTTCCGGGCTTGCGGCCTGAGATTACCCATTGCCCGTACTCGTTCATGTTGATGGTGATCGTGTCGTTTCCTTCAACACCTCCCGCGACTGATTGTTGTAAGCGGGAGTCTGCCAAGCCAGTAGCGGCCATGGATGCTTTGATCTCATCGGCAAACAACTGGGAAACGAGTTTGAGGGTTTCAGGCAACTTCATTCGAACACCTCACACGCAGAAATAGCCCTGTTGTACTCTAAAGTAAAGTCATACCGTACCCCTGCCCATTTTTGGCCTGAATGGTTCGCAAGGGTTATGCCTTGGGCTGGGTTCGTGGTTGAATCGGTTGTTGCAAACCAAACCCTTTCTTGGAAGTTGTAATTCAATTGATCCATGATCCACTGTGCCACCATGTCGCACTTGGAGGTAATCTCCAGCAGGTCCACCCCGTCTGAAATTACTTGGTCCAGGAACTGCATCTGCAAATCCAACCTTGCGGGGTTGGCTCCCGGCGTGAACTGCATCCTGATTGGAAATTCCAACCACACAAGGACTGGACGGTTATCGAAATTCAGCGCCGCCAGGTCCCGGCTTTCCCCTGTCAGGAAAGTTTCTACCTGTGGGTGCTCCAAACTGACCTGCTCGATCAGGTCAACAATTGATTTAAGGGTGTTCAAAGGGTCGCTCATGTCTTCTTGGGGTTTTGTGCATCAAAATCGGCCTGTCTAGCCTTGTTCTTTTCTGTTTGGATCAATAGGAAGCTCAGAACCTCCCGACATGGGCGATTTGTAACCGCATCCAAGCCAAGAAGGTTATCTTGGGCAAGTGCATGAAACGTCGCGCTCCACCCCCACGTCTCACTGAATTCAGCCATGTTCCGGTTTGCATCAGTAGATCCGCCCTCCGAATGGTAAAGAGCCGCGAATTGATCAATGATAGCTGCCCGCTGGTCAAAAAAAAACCGCTCAGCCCATCGGCCACCGTACTCGGCAATGAAAGCATCAGTTGAGCACGTGCTTCCAACTCCTTTGCGTCATCGATCACCGCCTCTCCCGGTTTACGGCAATAAATTGCAAGGGTATAGGCCAAAGCCATCAGCTTATCTTCTTGGTGGACATGGACTGCATTATCACAATCTGCATACTCTCCGATTGACGCCCTGCCTATGTCACTGGGAACGATGAACAATTGCCCTTTGATTTCAAAACGGTCTATCGGCTCTCCCTTGGGTTGGGTTTTCCACACCCACTGCAACCTTTTGAGCAATTCCATGAAGTCGGGTTTCTTCATCTGCTTCACCAATGCGGGCGACATGGTGCACACTTGGGCGACAATCAGGATCGCTTTGCCGTAGTGGCTCAAATTTCGCTTGTCAGCCGCTAGGACTTCCCTGTACTGGCCTAGGGTAATGTCGTTCCAATCTTTGGGTTCTTTCATATTGCCTCCACTTGGGAAACGCATGGGATCAAAACAGGGAGGTTTGTTCGCCTTGGGTAGCCTGTTTTGCCTTCGCAGTTGCTACACGTGCGGGCGCATCGCCTTCCTTGACTTCAATGAATTGCCTGTACTTCTTCCAGTTCTTCATGCGGTCGTGAATTATT